AAGACTTCTTTACAGAAGCAAAAAGAAATGCTATAGTAAATTGGATGAACGATAAAGAAAAACAACCTTTATATAGATATCGTCAACGTAGAAATAATGCTTCTTAATTTTTAAACCCTTATTAATAATTCTTATGAGTTTCACAGTTTATTCAAAAAAAGGTTGTCCTTATTGCGACAAAATTAAAATGGTTCTAAATGATTTGAGTATCAAGAAAGGATATCCAGTCATTTGTTATGAATTGGGAACCCAATTCACAAGGGAAGAATTCTATGCTGAATTTGGTGAAGGATCTACATTTCCACAAGTTGTTTTTGAGCAAAAACATATTGGTGGATGTAGTGATACTGTAAAGTACTTACAAGAGAACAATATGTTTTGATGGGTACTATAAATAATTCTGGAAGAACAAACATCAATCGTGGTGTTGAATTAATACTTCGAAAAAAAGGAGGGACAAATCAACCAGAATTGGATTCTAGAAAGTTCAGTTTTGGAAAAATGTTTTCTCTTTTTAAACGAGAGATACATTTTAAAATTGAACTAAGAATGATAAAAAAAACGTAGTCTCTTGGAGAAGAAAAATGTTAGCATCAGAACTCACCATTTTTTGTTTATTAACTTTTTTATTTTTATTAGTGGGTGGAGTAATAGGTTGGCTAACGAAATCTCATTTGTATGAAAATCAAATGAGACAAATTTATACACATCCTGAAATGTTTGATGAAAATGGTAATCTTATACCAGATGAAATTTTAGCAGTACGATTTGAAAACGATTATGACGACAACGACGACGAAGAAGACAGAGACTGAACTCGAAATTCTTCCTACAAATCCATTTGTGTTTGAAATCCTTGCTCTTGCTTCAAAACAAAGGTCAAAGGCAAAGAAAGTAGAAGTACTTAAAACATACGAACATGATTCATTGAAAGCAATTTTTATTTGGAATTTTGATGAAACCGTAGTATCTGTTTTGCCAGAAGGTGATATTCCTTACTCTAATCTTAAAGAAGATTTTAAAGTAAGTGGAAATCTTTCTGATAGAGTAAAACAGGAAATTGAAACTATGGAACACTATTCCACTACGTCGATGGGAACAATTCAAGATAGAAGTGGCAAAACAACTCTTCGTAAAGAATTTACGATGCTTTATAATTTTGTCCGAGGTGGTAACGATAGTTTAAGTTCTATTCGTAGAGAAATGATGTTTATTAATATGCTTGAAGGACTTCATCCTCTGGAAGCAGAAATTGTTTGTCTTGTAAAAGACAAAAAACTTGAAAGTAAATATAAAATCAATAAGGATATTGTTTCTGAAGCATATCCTGATATTCAATGGGGTGGAAGGTCCTAATTACAAGGAAAATAATTATGAATATTTTGAAAAAAGATTGCGATCCAATTGATGCAAAAGATGGAAGTCTTCCTATCAACTCTTATCTTGTAACGTATGTTGTAAAAGATACAGAAAAATATGATATAGTACAAGCAGGTGGTAAAGTAGAAGTTTTTGATACTTATTATGATGAATATGGAAAGGGAGCACTCAAAGAAATTAAATGGACTAACGGAAAAGTAAGTCCAAAGATGTATGGGTATGTTCCAAAAGAAACAAAAAAACGCAGATAAAAGTAGCAGCACGATACAGTAAAAGTATTTGTTGCTACTTTTTCATTTTTATACTAATATATACAGTACGTTCAACCCATTTTGGGTCGGAAGTAAGCCGACGCGGAACGGATCGTTCATCTATGGAAACACTCTTACTTAGTTGCCTTCAGGCACAATTGATTATTGGAAGAGTTATGAAGGCAAATATGCCTCCACAAACTCGTAATGATTTAATTTGGGAAATCAAACAGATTACTCCCAAAAGGTGTAAAATAGACGCAAACGCCGACTGAAGGAACGCTCTTTAATTTAAACAACTAAGGAGAAAACCTAATGTCACAAGTGGTATATCGTGGTGTCCCTTATGACACCGAATTACGTAACCAAAAACAAGATCAACAACAACCTCAACAATATAATGCACAATATCGTGGGGTAAAGTATGTAAAGGAGGTTGAGAAAAAGTGAAAACTAAAAACAACTGGCAATTAGTTTTAATCAAGCAACAAAAAGAAAAAGAACAACGTAAACATCAAGCAAAACTAGCAATGGCAATGCGTTGATTTAACAGGAGGGATTGATTCCCTCCTTTTTTTATGCTAAAATAAAGGGAGAAAATTTTATTATATGGATAGAGAAAAAGTTAAACTGATTATACGGAATATGGAACTGCTTTTGGATTCTTTAAAAGTAGAAATTTATTCAAACGTTCAAGCAAATAAAGTAGAAAGTAATCAAGAAATTATTGATTACGATGAAGTATTTGAGGATAATGATGACTAGCAAATCGAGGCAATTGGTTAAACTACTTAAAAGATTAATCAAACAGGAACATTTATATTCAGATAAACAACTCAGAGAAATGAAATCACAATTAAGAGTTGTGGAAAATGAACTTGCCGAATTGGAAAAACATACATCAAAAGGATTTGGAAAATGAAACCCGAAGTTAAACTTATTTCTGCAACACCAAACGCAGAACAACATATTGCTTATTGTGCTCGTGTAAGTAATCCAAAAAATCAAGAGAATTCAAATTTCGAAGGATTGCTTAAATATTGTATTAAGAACCAACATTGGAGCATCTTCGAACATGCATTCCTCACAGTTGAAATTAATACCTCGTTGGCGATTGCTACGCAAATCTTGCGTCATAGGTCTTTCACATTCCAGCAATTCAGTCAAAGATATGCTGATAGTACAGAACTTCAAGTTGAACTTCCTGTACCTGATCTTAGGAGACAAGATACAAAAAATAGACAGAATAGTACAGATGATCTTGGAAGTGATTTAAAAGAAACTATGAGTTTATTGATTAAAAAACACTTTGAAGAAAGTTTAAATATCTACAATCTTCTTCTTGCTCAGGGAGTTGCAAAAGAATGTGCTCGTTTTGTGCTTCCACAGGCAACACAGACTCGTCTTTATATGTCAGGCTCTCTAAGGTCATGGATGCATTATATTGACCTTCGTAGTGCTCATGGCACCCAGAAGGAACATATGGAGGTCGCAGAAGCAATCCGTTGTATTTTTACGTGTCAGTTCCCTACAATCTCTGCTGCTCTTGGTTGGAGTAGAGAGAACTGCCCTGAATGTGTAGATGCTCCCTCTATTTGTATAGAATAAATATCTTTACATATTATTAAAATAATGCCAACTTATCGATTCGAAAATACAGAAACTGGTGAAATCTTTGAAAAATGGATGTATATGGCGGAAAAGGAACCTTTTCTCCAAGAAAATCCACATATCAAACCACTCATTCCTACACAAATGAATGTGGGGGAGGTTGGTGATTTATTAAGTAGACATGTTAGAAGAAACCCTGGATGGAATGATGTCCTTCACAAGGTTTCGAAAGTTCCAGGTGCAAATGTAAAACCAATTTAACTATGGCAAGAAAAAGAAGAAGCAATGACAATCATCCAATTGGTATTGGGATGACTGCTAAACAGATGAAAAAAAGAAAACCAATTAGTGCTGACTATTTGGTTGATGTTGAACCTCTTACAGAAAATCAAAAGAAACTTTTTGCAGCATATGAAGAAGGTAAACATTTAGTTGCCTATGGTGCTGCTGGTACAGGTAAGACATTTATCACTCTTTATAATGCACTCAAAGATGTATTAGATGAGACAACACCATACGAACAAATCTATGTTGTTCGTTCTCTTGTAGCAACTCGTGAGATTGGGTTTCTTCCAGGAGACCACGATGATAAGTCTGCTCTTTATCAAATTCCTTATAAGAATATGGTAAAGTATATGTTTCAGATGCCGAGTGATGCTGAGTTTGAGATGCTTTATGGTAATCTCAAATCTCAAGAAACTGTAAAGTTTTGGAGCACCTCATTTATTCGTGGCACAACTCTTGATAATTCAATTATTATTGTTGATGAATATCAAAATCTTAATTTTCACGAATTGGATTCTATCATTACTCGTGTTGGTGAAAATAGTAGAATTTGTTTCTGTGGAGATGCAACTCAAACTGATTTAGTAAAGTCAAATGAAAAAAATGGTATTGTTGACTTTATGAATATTTTAAGAAAGATGGATTCATTTGAGTTAGTTGAATTTGGTATTGGTGATATTGTTCGTTCTGGACTTGTAAAAGAATACATCACTGCAAAATTAGAACTTGGATTGTGATGTTTAATTATATTGATATTGAACTTCCTCAACTTGAGAGGGAGACAATTGATGGAGTTCGTTACTATAAAGTTCCTGATGAAGAAGAATTACTAAGACTTGTATCAATTACGTCTGTTACAAGTCATAAGAACCGTCAGTTCTTTGCTGATTGGAGAAACAAAGTAGGAGAAGAA